GATTACTTTTTGTTTAACCAATTCAAGTCCGGCTCTTAGAACCTCTGATTTGCTTTGGCCTGTTTGAATTGCTAAATGTGTCAGCAATTCAATTTGAGGTTCTGGCATCCTGAATGATATCATTCTGTTTTTGATGTATGATTTCTGTTCCATGCTTCAATTGATTAGTCAGTTTTGTTTATTCGTCAATACTTGTGTAATACATGTTTTTAGCTGTTGTTAGATGTATTGACCTGCTGGTACATCACCCTATAGGGATTTGATTAATATGTTCAAGCAGGCTTAGTGTGGGTCATAAATGCCCCCCACACGCCTTTTAAGTGCCGTTTTGTTGTGTTGTATGATGTTAATGTGTAACAGCAAACACCGCTTGTTTACTGGGCTTAAAGCCTGCTGTATCATATTACACCTGCTGTTACATATTGTAATATGTTCAATGACCGATTTATACATAAAAGGCATTTTCAAGTTTTCCTGCTGAATTGACCATTTTGACCACTTGGATGGCATCAATTTTTGCCCTTCTTCTGGCAAATTGGTGCTTACACATGTCCAAATTTAGGTCGCCAAAGAATGCCGCATTGTCTTCACCAGATGGAATCTGTGCCAGCAATTTGTCATCTCCATGCTTCTTCTTTGCTCCCGGCTTGGCTGCCCTCGATGCGTCCAAATCTTCAGACAGCACCCAGTGTGGATAATCCCATCGAGCCACAAATGATGGCGTTGATTTGAATGATCGGACCACACTATCAACAATGTAACAGCCCTCGTTCTCATGGCTGATGATTGAGATCAGTCCATCCATTTCACCAACTACAGATGACGCGCCACGGAAGCGGTCAATGACTTCTTTGCCAGATTGCGAACCCTTGCCAAAGTGGTGAATCAAGATTGGTGTGATGCCATACTTGGCAATGATTTCATCCATCCAAGAGCCAATGGCTTTCATGGCCGCGTTGTCGTTCTCATCCTCTGCGCTGTTAAATTTGTAAAGGCAGTCCAAGATGATCACATCGAACTGGCTCGCCTGTATCGTCTTCAGCACCCTGCTCAGCTCTCTGGTGCTTCTGACATCGTAGTGCTGCCGGAGACTCAGGGTTGCTAGATTCTGAGGAATGTCCCAATTGCAAGCAGATGCGCATCGCTCGTTCAACTCCCACTCATGCAATTCAAAGTCAACATACAGCACGCGCTGAGGTTCTGGGGCCGCCCACTGCAAGAATGGTTGCCCGGAAGCCATACAAGATGCCAATGACATAGCGAAGTGAGACTTGCCAGCCTTGGCAACGCCGCCAATCAGCAGCTTTGATTTGGCATACAGCAGCCCGTCAATGATTACATCTGGCCGCCTTGCCTTGGCTTCGTCTAATGATCTTGGTGCGCCTTCATTGCCAAACCTTACATTGAATGTCTGCCTTTGGACGCTTGTTGCAATCAATTCCTGCAAGCCTTCAGTAGTCCAACCTTCTGCGATCGCATCGGCTGCATCCCATCCTTCTGCCTTGTCGCTTGGTGCATCGATCAGATTGCCCTTTGTGATGTCTTGCAGTTGCTTTGCGGCTGTTCGCCCTGGTGCATCGTTATCTGACCATATTGATACATTCCTGCCTTCTAGCACGGTCCAATCGCTCTGATTGATTGCCTTGCTGCCACCAGCCCATGAAAGCACTACATGATCTGGCAATTTGGATGCCAATGCATCTGCCGCCTTTTCACCTTCAACAATTACAACATCCGCGCCGGGCATCTTGTTGAGCAGTTCGCCTTTGTAAAGCGGCCTTGGCGCATTGAATGCCTGCCACTTCCATGTGCATCTGTCAGTCTTCTTATGGCGCATCCAACTGCACTGGCTGATTGTCTTGCTGCCATCTGGCAAATTCCATCGCATGATCACGCCAACTGGCCGCCCTGATGCGTCTGCGTATTTGTAAGTAATGTGTGCCTTGCCATGCTCCCAGTGTTCTGGAGCTGGTGTTTCTGGCTTGGTCAATGCGTGTTCCCAGTCTGACTCAGATGCTAATGGCTTACGCTTTGCCGGCCTTGTCATGCGCACAATATTGACGGCGCCTTGCAACTCGCTGGCTGCATCGCCTTGGCTGAGATTGTTTATTGCTGCATATAAAGCTATAAGGTCCCCGCCCTTGTCTTCGGTCGCATGGTCATACCATTGGCCTGTGCTAAGGTTGATTGACATAGAAGATCCGATTGATCCATCAATGCCGCCAATTCTGTATGAGCCGCCTTTGACCTTGCCGCCGGGCAGCCATGAGTGGCAATAGCTCTCTGCATTGCCCATCAGCTTTGCATTGATTTCGTCAAATTGTATCAGCTTGCTACTATCTTTTGTCAGTATTTCATCTTCATCGGTTGCTAGGTATTTGGTCATATTTTTATTCTTATAATTGTTTTATCTAAATGTTTTGCCTTCTGCCATACTCTGCGAGCAATGCTGCATCAATCATGCCGTCATGCGGCTTGGTGCAACGATCTGACTTGAGCCACTTTTCGCCTGGGAATATCTGATTGACGATATTGAGTGCAGCAGCCTTTGTATTAAACTTTTGGCCCTTTGGCATCTTTGGTTTGCTCCAGAATACCTTCTGCCATTTTTGGCTCAGCACCACATGATACTTGAGTTGATGAGCTGCCAGCAATGTTTCCACGGCCGCAAACGAATAAGTCATTGATCTAAGTCCTGCTGCGCTTGGTGCATGTGCGCCCGGATTCTCAACAATGAATGTATATTGATCTGGATGCCTGCTAATCTCTTTGATTGTGGCAGCCAATGTATGCAAATCAATCTTGCGGCCTTTGCCGTTTGGCACTGTTGGCATGATTGATGACTGCATTAGCTTGCCTTTCCAATTGATCATTGTGATGCCGCCATCCAGACCGCAATCAATTCCGATGTAGTATCTCAATGCATGCCTTTCATTTTGGCAGCCAATTGAAGCATGCCAGAGTTAGCAAGTGCCATTTGCGCTCTCAACTGTTCAATTTGAAGAATTGCTTGATTAACTTCTGTTTCTAGTCGCTCGGCGTGGTCCTGCATACAATTCAATGCATGATTCCAGTCGTCGGTTAATACTAGTTCCTTAAATATCTTGGAGTGCGCTTGATCTGTTCTGGGTGTTTGTCCTAGTAACTTCATAGGTGAGTTATTGATTAGTAGAGTTGTCGGATAAAACAATCTTTATCCGTCATAATTTATGCCAGTGCCATTGCAGGCTGAGCAGGTTGGAAAGTCATTGGTGTTAGGGTTGCCAGGTAATTCGCCATAGCCATCGCAGGCCGGGCATTCTTCTGGTTCTTCTTCACTCATTCCTCAAACCTTCCCATGCCAAACTTTTTGCGCCATTGAAAGTAAGTTGAAAAATGCAGACCAACTTCGTTGCATGCCTTTTTGGCCGCAACACCTAATCTACGCAAATCATCAACCGCATCAATCATGCTGCGCTTCTGTTCGTCTGTAAGACTATGCGGCAGATGCGTTGATTCTTTAAAAGCCGCAGTCGAGCCTGTGCGTTGCTCAAATTCTTCATTAGCTTCGACCTCTTCAGCAATGCGCCTTTCGGCCCACCTCATAAAGCTGGATATGCCATGTGTATGTGTTGTTATTGAGGTGTTTCCATTTTGGAAACTGTTTGTTTTAATCATGTTTATATATTCTATTAATTAAAGTAAGAGTTTACCTGTAAAAGATGTGGCGACCGATCTTGACAGTTACTGTCATCGATGACGCCCAGTAAGGCGAGCAGTAGTCTGCATGATAATGATCAGCGCCTAAAGTGTAGTTGGTAATCTTTGCGCTATATACGATGCTGAGTGCCTTTGAGTAGCGCTTGTGAGCCTTGGCCTTAGCAACTAATGCGTCGATCTTGCCAGAGTTCCAGCAGCTAAACTGCATGCGTTGCAAGCAGACTTCGCGCCGTGTCATATCGCGCTTCCATGCTCGATTGCATATGACCTCATAAACTGCTTCCATTGAGCCTTCAGCGTATTCGCCGCCCGCTTCAAGTATGAGTGTAGATGCAATGATATCTTCGTCCGTGTAAGCGACCAGAGGCAATGCGCTAAGAAGCGCGAGTAGTGTGATTGATATTGTTTTCATATTATGATTATTGGTTATGGATGGCTTATGCCAATGCCCATGACTTTGGCAACCCAAACACCCATGTCAATACATCATTCAATAATAATTCAATTGCCTGTAAATGCGCGCCCTTGCTTGGCTTTGCCTCTGCAACATTGGATGGAATCCATCCCGGAAGTCATGAATGATGCCACAAGCTTTGCCGTCATGCGGCCGCAGCACTCTGCCTGTTGACTGGATTGCCTTGCGTTCTGAGCGCCCACAGCCAGCCATGATGATCACATTGGCAATAGGCGCATCAAATCCTTCCTCAATTGCTGATGTGCCAATCATGCACTTCAAGCTGCCATCCCGAAACCTAGCAATTACATCAGCTCGTTTCTTTGCACCCATCTTTGAGTATATCAACTCAGCGCCATCAATTGAATCGGCTAAGCGTTTGCCATGTTCAATTGAGCCAATCAGCACAATGGTATGATCGCCGGCATCCATGCTTTGTCTGGCAATCAATTCAATGTGTGCATCTCGGTCAGGGTTCTCCCAGATGCCAAGCTTTTGTGCTGCCTGCCATTTGCACTGGCTAGTCTGCTTGCGCTCACCATCTTCAGTTCTAAACATCCACGCCATCTTTCGGCGCCTGCTTGCAATCAATTGATCTGACAATTCCTCAATGGCTTGTGATGCTGTTGCACTTTGCACGTCATGCCAGACAACCTTTGCCTTGGCCAGATGCCCATGATCAACTAATGCATCGCGTTTAATGGAATGCAGATTGTTGCCAAATAGATGACTAACCAAATAGTCGCGGTCCGAGTCGCCGCAGAATGGCGTTGCTGATAGTCCCCACCTGGCAGACTCTGCTTGTCTGATCTTGGCGCTCCACCCATCAGCACCAGATCTGTGGCATTCATCCACGATCAACAGGTCTGGCTTGCTTCCCATTGGCGCACCTGCTGCGCAGTAAATTTGCAAATGCGCTTTCTCTTTTATGACTGGGAATCGATCACAAGCCGTCTGCATTTGATCAACTTGTTCTCTGGTGTTTACCATGATTTCCACATCAGCCACACCTCTGCGCCTAGATAAACAAACAGCCAGAGCAGATGCCGCAATATGCGTTTTACCTGCTCCGGCTGGTGCTTTCAGAATACCTCGCTTGCTCTTACTTAAAAAGTAAATTGCCCGTTGTTGGTATTCTCTGACTTCCATCTTACCAAGGGTCTTCCTCTGTTTCGATTACCTCTGGCTGGCTCATGCCTTCTTTAAATAAGATATGATTTTGATCATATACAAAGCCACTAAATCCGATCTCTGGCCAATGCTTATTTGAATCGGATCGATCAGGTGACATCTCAACTATGGCAGTGAATTTTTTATCTTTTACAATTTCAAAGAATGCTTGCGGATCTTCAGAGTCTAATTGGTCCCTAAAGATTTTGACGCCGCATGCTTTGAGATACATAAAGATCAATGTGCGTGCCTTGTATTGAGAGGTTGGCAATGCCAAGTCTCCCCAAAAGAATGTTTTGCGCATTGTTGCGCCATCCTTTGTTGCAAATGTGCATTCGAATAGATCAGTGCCATCGCGCTGGTTTACCTTGTGAGATACATTTGTTGTTTTAAACTCATACTTGCCAGCTTCAGTAATGTAGCTGCTGCCTGTTGAGTTTGCGTCCTCTTCTGTTGCGATATATTTTGCCATGATTTTTAGTATGCTTTGATTTCTTCCCAGGCTTTAATGCCGGGTATTGTTATTGTTAATTTTAGAGCTGCCCGAATCTTTGATTCATTTGGACTGAAAAGATCGGGCCGTGCTGCCATTAGTTTGGCTTCACTTTCGACCTCGAACTTGATTGTTTTGCGAACCTTCACACCAGCAACTGCATCATGCTTCGATGCTGCTTCTTTGCGCAGTGTTGCAATATGCGCTTGTGCATCATCCAGCAAGTCAGTGTTGTCACTGTCGGCATACAATAGCTGTGCCGCTTCTGCCATCACCTGTTGCTCTTGGATTCTAGCTTGGCGTTCTGCTGCAATCTTCTTATCACGTTCCACGATCTGAAACGCTCCAAGCAATTGAGCAATCCGGCTTTCCTCTGCTTTAACATCTTCAATGTAATCTTTGGCAACGCCGTCAATCTGTCTGCCAATTTCAAGCACTGGTGCTTTGGCATCCTTTCTTGATTCCTCAATGCCTTTGATTAGATGACGCAATGCAGACTGTGCTTCTGCTGCAATTGTTGCTTCAAAGCCATCGTCAACAGTTTGAATGCCTTTAGATGACATCAATGCTTCAATCTTCATCTGCTCGGCTTCAGCAATGATCTCAATAGTCACGCCATTGATCTTTGGATGTGTGATCAATTCGCTCATTTTGATACCGCCTTTCTAAATGCATCAAATCCAATTTCCATTTTGGCTTGGATGTTCTGCGGCAAGTCTCGCCATGTTTGATCAAGGTCGAGGTCAATGTTTCCCTTGTTGGTCCAATACAGATTGGTTCTGTATTCCAAGTCATTCTCAGCAATCAAGCTTTCAAGATGCGGCCGCTGTGCCATATCTTCGACTTCAATTGCATCAACATCAGTTGCTGGCTCTTCCAACTTCTTAGGCTTCTTTGGCTTTGGCTTCTTTGCTTCAGCAATTGGTGATGCTTCTGCAATATCAATTTCCTCTGGCACATAAACGCCTTGCACAATCTCCGGCGCAATGGCTCGGAGTGTTTCCGAGATACATCTTGCTCGAAGCATTGCAGCCGGCGTCTTATCCCATGCAGAACCCTTGCGGACCAATCCGGCCCGCTGTGCGTCATCCATTGAGAAGCTGCCTTTGATCTTGTTGCCTTCAAAGTCAAAGACGGCAGATTGCACAGCCTCATTCTTTAAGTCATCCCAGGTGACTTTACCACCTGCCCTGCGGAAGTCAGCCAGCATCGCATCTGCGCGCTTGGTCAACTTGCCTTTTACCAAATGGTAGTTCTTAGCCATCTCTAGTGGCGGCTTATTCTCAGCCATACATTGTAAGGCAAAGATCATTCCCGCTTCTTTTGATTCGCATCCAAACATCCCAGATCGACAAATAGCGTTGCCGAATAAATCAATGCCTTTTGCATCATTGATCTTATCATATGCACTAAGTTGATTCATCTAGTGCCTTTCTCATCGACCACAATACTGACCTGTGGCGCTTGTTTATGCCTTGGAAAAACTTGCAACCGGAATACGCGTATTCCTTTCTCTTCTAGTTCTTCCAATATTGCTTCAACCCTAGATTCGGCTTCAGCTTTAATTTCCTTTATATCATTCATATTTACCTTTTGTTTATTATTAAGTGACTTTAGTAGTCACTGGCAGGAATAAATGAATGAATTGATGTGCGTCAATACATATAGAATAAATTTAAATTATAAATTCATCATTGTCGTCGTCGTCTTCCCATTCGATTTCGTAGTCCATGCTCTCTTCATCTTCAAATTCTTTTATCATATTGAGCGCCTCAGTGTATAATGCTTTCTCGACTAAATCATTGTCTCCGTCGCGCCATACGTTTCCTTCTTCGTCTTGCATGACGATTGCGTAGTGCTGGAAGTGTTCGCCTAAAATAGCTTTTACTTGCTCAAATGCGTTCTCTTCAGTCGTAGGCATTAGATGATTTTTAGAATGATTCTTGCTGCTGCTTCTTCGTCGCTTGCGTCAATCATTGCGTCCATGTGCTGAAACCTTATTGGCTGTTCGCTTTCGTGATTGTCGCTGCCGTATTCAAATCCATCCCTTGCAAGTCGCACGACTTTACCTTTCTGCTGATTTACCCAAAGCGCCTCGTTGTCGAATCGGCAATCGTCAATCACGATAAGACGCGCTCCGTCTGCTTTTGATTTTTCAATTCTTTTCTGCATGGACCATAGCCAAATATCCTGTGCGACCATGTTGCGGCCCCATTCGGTCCCAAGGGTCTGCATCAATTGCCGGGCGCTCTTACCAATCCCAGCGATCTTTTTTTCTTTTATGGATTGATCGTGCAGATTAATCATATCAACACCAAGAGCCAGAAGCATTGAGCGCATCGGATCAGCGAATGACATTATATGAGTTGGCACATCTGCGGCATCTGCGATTGCATTTGCAACAGTAGATTTACCGACCATTTTGGGTCCGGTTAGAGCAAGTATTTTCATACTGACTTATAGAACCTGGTAATTAATCCTTCAGTCTTGTGGTATTCAAATGCGCTTGCGCCCTTCTGGCTGCCGACAAAGCCAGCTCCGGAATGCCACGCATCTGTGGCGCAAAGTGCTTCCAAGTATTCAACCACCAAGCCTGATTGCTCATCAATGACAACTGGCGCAATGGTTTTTTTGTGATGGATGTGACCCATTTTTAAATGCCTGTATTTGGTTGCACCCCACTCTTTGGCAAACTCTGCCGCAATAATCATTGGCCATTTCTGTGCTGCGATCCTGTCGCCGTGCGTCCACAATAATAAATTGTCGCCGAACACCATGTGCTTTCTAGGTGATGGATCAGACTTTACCTTGATGTTTGGGCATTGGCTGTAATAAGCATCCAGAACCCTTGCAAGCCACACCTCGGAGTGCCACGAATGATTGCCCTCTAGCACCACAATCTCAACTTCTGCGGCTACTGTTGCGGCAATATCAACTACATTTGTGCAAGCCTTAATTAAGTATTCAACGACGCGATGATATCGAGTATCAACATCTAAGACATGGCCACTGGCTTCTGTCTTATTGCTCCGGTTGTCGCTGTGCATCATGTCGCCACCAAAGACTAGAACGCATTTGGCAGGTCGCCTGGCTCTGGTCGCTAATCCTTCAGCAGCTTCAACCATTCTGGCCGCCGCAATGTTGCAGTCATAGTCGGCATCTTTTGTTTCTCTTTCATCAGCATACATGCCCACATGCGCATCAAAAATATCCATTTCAAACAGGAAGTCATCTGTATCTGTTTTGCGAGATTTACGCACTGGCGCTTTGCCCTTTTCTTTGACTTGGTCGCAAAGACCATCAACAAAGTCTTGCATGCCCTGCGCTTCTGGAAAGAGCCGGCGCCATTCTTGTATGACGTTGCCGTTGCCATCATATTGAACAGTTGTTTTGCCAACATTTAAATGTGCAGGAGTTGGTGCTGATGACTTCCACGGAACTTGGCCCAACCTTTCCAGCCTTTTTAAAATGCCTCGAATGGTTGATTCACATTTGCCAAGCTTCTTTGCTGCGCCGCGATAACTGCCAGCTTCAAGATAAGCATCAATAGCTTCTTTTTGTGTATTTGATAAAAGCATATGTGCATTATGTTTTGAGTTATTTTTTAATAACTCAGTTTTGATTAATGTAAGAGCTGCCGGAATATAAGCTTACAATTGGCGATGCATTAATATTCTGTCAACTTTTGTCTATTTTTTGAAACTTTGGCCCGGCAATCCTAACTGCTAAATACATACAGCGACACTTCCACCGTGGCACTCCGCAGACTTGCATCGCCTCGCGAAAGACTTTGGCCGCCGTAATGCTATCCACTTGATGCGTCACGCAGAACCAATCATGCACAATTGCCGCCTTTAGATATTTGCCAAATGGTGGAAAGGCTGACCAAAGAAAACGAGGCACGCTGGCACCATCTGAAGCAAAGCCGACCGGAACAATGATATATCCAGCGATGTCTGACTGATAAAGTAAATCATTGTCCAATATAACTACGCGAATAAACTTATTGCCGCGCATCTGCTTAGAAATGCGTGCATTCAGCTTATTTGCAAAGAAACTCATTTAACTTGAGATGAACCAAAGTAGAACCCGACGATGGCTAAAGCTGTCTGGCGGATCTCTGGTAGTATTACAAAACCTTGGACAGTGGACCATTCTAAGTGTTTGAATAGCCCTAGAAAGCCTTTTGATTCTGTCTGAATGCTGACACCTATGCCAGTAAATGCAAAAACGAATGGCGCCAGAACAATGGCAAAGATGACAGAAAATGTAATAACTCGACGCATATAGACACCGCCACGAGCTGCTGCCTTGTCCGCTGATTCGTCCGCTATTGTCTGACGGGCAATCATACGCTCAAAGAGACGAGCCTGATTGTCGGCCTGTGCCGCTATCATTTTCATCACAAAGCCGCTTACGCCGCCTCCTAGCATTGCTAATAGTTCTGGTGTCATAGGTTATTTGTCCCGGAGTTCCTTGATTACCTTGATTGCGGATGCGAGTATTAGCTTTTTCATTGATTTGTATTTCTGTGAACTACGTCTAAGACTTTGTTTGAGAGTTCTTCGATTCCCTGCTGTCTGCCCTTTAGCTTGCCAAGTTCTGAGGATATTTGAATTTGGTCTTTGTGGAGCGACATTACCGTCCTAAACAGAAAGGCGATTGCAGTGGTCATTGCCGCCGCTGCACCCACGATCAGGTTGATGAATGTTGCTGGGTCCATGACACTACAGGCTTGCCATGCTGATGATAAGAACGTAGCTGATGCCGACAAAGTATGACGCAACCAGCAACCTGTTAATTAGCTTGACTTTCTTTAGGGACGACATTTCAGCCGCCTTGATGTGGCAAAACGCAGCAAATATGCCGAGACCCTGCCTGAAGAACACGTTGAAGTATACACCGAACTCGGTCAACTGACCGAATATAGCCGTTTCCCCCATGAACGAAGCTGTCCACGGCATGAACCAGTATGAGTTGTCTATGGCAGACCCAAGGAACCCACCCACGACACCGAGGATAAACCACTGGTGAGCGTCGCGGCTATCCTCTTTAAGTGCAGCACGAGCAGCAGGTAGCCACAAGTATACCACTGCCGCCGCCAGCAAGACGGTCGGGATGGTCATTATAAGGGAGATCATCTCCGCTAATTGGTGTATGTTCACGTTCGTTGTAGCTTAATATGCTGTGTATGACGAAAGGTCGCCAACTGTAATGGTGTGTCCAGTGATGTCCTGCATCATACGTTGTTTAATTAATTAAGAATTTAAGCTCAAGAGTTCAGCGTTTGAAATTGTAACGGACGCAACATCTACTGACTTTAATAAAGCAGAACTTCCAACTGTCTCACCGTATCGACCCCCGATTGCATTGGTGCTTTGAGGCTGAAATCCAGTGTGAGTATATTTGACAATCTTATACGGTAAGTAGTTTGGATTCCTTGCAATCATTTGAGTAATTGCATTTGCTACTGTCCCGTTGCCACCGTTAAGAGTATCAAACGTCTTAATATCTCTGGATCTATCAGTAAATGATGGATCTAATGTAAAGTCATTTGGAGCAACTCCGCCAGTCTGGACAACTGAATCGTCGTAGATAATTGCTTGGCTACCAGTTGGTGCGCTCCAACCCATATTGTAATCAAGGTAAGTAAGTTGATCTGGTGTTGAGGTAACTAGGTCAACGGCTGGATCAGTTATAGGGTCTGTATCATCTGGATCAAAGTACAGGCTTGAGTACAACTGAACATCCATTGATGACACATCTGTTGCCGCTTGCTCGGTCATAAACCAGTAAGGATAATACTGGCCGCTACCTATGCTGCCATCATTGTCCACCATACTTGTATTATTGCGCATAATAATTGTTCCGAGTTGAGTTGCTACAGTTTGAACAACTGCGTTACCCTTTCCCAAGAACAGATTGTGAGCAATATTCATAGAGCCAGCCGCACCCGCTGCACCATTAATGAACCAATTTACACCAACCGTGCCATCTTTATTGTCAAATACGTTTCCGATGTAATTAAATTGAGCGGAAACATTTGGACGAAATGCGTGATTACCTTGTTCGTAATACACATAGTTTCCATAAAAGTTTCGATAAAAATGTGCGCTATTAAAGAATGGCGATTCGTATTTTGTGTTAGAAAAGAAGTTGAATCGATAAGTATCTGTCGATCCAGTTAGAGGTGCTTCAATTAGAACGTCATTAAAAACATTATGCTCATAAATTGCTCCAGCAGTGCTAAACTCAGCTGCACCCTGGACAGCGTTCATTGAGTTGTCAAAAGTGCAATGCCTTAGCACCCTTGGTGCGATGGAAGTTAATTTATTTTGATATATCCCAGGCTGAAAGTCATTTGCTGGTTGAGCTGTTGGAGACCTCCAGTCCGAGAAGTCACAGTATTCAACAATAAATCCAGCGTTTGCGGCCACCCCAGTTGAATCTAGGTAAAAAGCAGCGCAATTTGTAACCGTTGAATATCGCATTATAACGGTTAAACTAGAAGTCTGTGTTCGACCTAGATAGCTGTCAATTAGATCACTAAAATCACAGTATTCAATGTGCGGAAGTAATACTTTAACTCCAGCAGCAGCAAAGAATCCACCATTACCAATAACTGTTGCCCTGCTTACTGCTGTCCCAATAAAGTTGTAGGAACCAATACCAGATCCACTCGGTGTAATTGTTTGCCCACCAAGGTCAAGTGTGCCACCTGCACCAATTGCTAATGTGTATGCTCCAACCAGAGAAACAGCGGCAGACAACGTAAGCGTTCCATTAATCTGTAGTGTATCTGCGTTAAGCGTAATTGCACCGCACGTAATACTTTGACCGCTTTGAAGCGTTACAGTATGCCCTATGGTTGCTGTATCTGCGCTTGATGATGGAAAACCACCGCCACCCCACGTTGCTGCGTCTGTCCAGTTACCTGCTTGTGTTGTTGTATAATTGGCCATATTAGATGAATTGATCTGCGCTAATTACTGCACTGTGAATCTTCCCGTCAAAGTAGCGAGATACTCCTCCGCTTGTTTGGGTTGCTCCCAGAGTTATTTGATCTCCTCCGACTACATCGCCAACCCACTGTTGAGTTGTTCCATCCATTTCAATGACTGGCTCTTGCTCGCCATTAATAATCACAGAGTATTCGCTACTATTGTGTGCGACTATTAGACTGCTGTAGGTATTATTTGATAATGCAGAAATACTGCGGACGGTGTAAAGTGTCCCGCCAGAGTTTGATTCCATATAAACCCGACCATCAGTTTCAAGGCCGAACTCAATATAATTATTGGTAGTGGCAGTGTCCGAAAAGGAAATTAAAACTTGTCGGTTAGTTCTTACAACATCGTCTGGGGAAAAGATGAGGTATACCGAACCAGTTGTGTCCGTGTTAGTTGCTGCCCCAAAAATATAATCATTGGAACCATCAAAAGACGCTGAAGGATCTGCCGTAAGCGTAGGTTGATTAGCACCAGTTGCTTGAGTTAGGTTAGACGAGCCACTTTGGTCGTATATTGTAGCAATGGACCCAGCAGTGTCGCTGTATAAATCCCCAGTGTAACTACTAGACAGTAATGCAAAACTGTAAGCGGATGCTGTTCCAGTATAAGTATCCAGTAATTTAAGCGATGGCGTAGACACCTGCGCAGTGCGCAGCGATAGGCCGATGCCAATGCCGATGCTTGGAGCGTGGCGAATCATCTAGTAAAGCGCGATAAGAGATGTCGCTGTGGTTCCTGTTGCATTAACGCGAGAAGTTTGGACCGGCAGAATTGAGCCAGCCAAAACGCCAGAGAAAACAACAGTCTCTCCAGATAGATCGACAATTGAAATGTCACCTCCGACACCGGCA